CCCATTTTCCAGCGATGCTGTTTTCTGCGCCCTGCGACAGGGGTGCATGTAACGTAACGAGTCGTTATTACCGATGCCAAGGGAGGGGTTACCGGGAGATAAGTTGCGCCAAATTGACGGTTTGGGAGTCGAGTGCAGTCGCACAAGATGAGGGTTTACCTGTCGGTGATGCTACCCATAGCGGCCGATATCCGCCTGGCTCGGGAATATGAGCTGCCTGGTGAAGCACTAAACTTTTTATTAGAGAAATCGACATGGCCACAAATATATTCAATCAGTTACTAAATGCTTTTGGAAATGTTAATGTCGCTGCTCTAGTCACAAGTTTCGGCAATAATTGTTTGACACCATTATTGTCTGTTAGGTTTAGGCTGTTAGGTATCTACATGATGCGTCGCCTAGTCGCCAGTCCTTTGGTACTGGCGGTTATGCGGCGCTTCATTTGGATTAGTGCGAAATTGAGACCTTATGTCTTTCGCATTTTGTTAGTTTTAGTCTTAGACGCATTAATCGACCTCTTTAGAATGTGGTTGAAACCTAATGGACCACCCCAAATATTAGTTGAATGGGATAAGTTCAATAAGGATGTTCAGTTGGATGAAGTGGATGACGCGGAGATGGAAGGTGAAGCCATCCATACCGTCACTACCAACCCTCTGTACATAATGCAAGAGGTGGGCGTAGGGGACAATGTGCGCATGGAGCCTGTTTTACAGTGTGCACCTTTAGGACAGTGTTTGGACTGCGGTGGCGAATTGATGGCCAATATTGGTCAGTTGAATAGCCATGCATGCCGAACTTGTAATAAGGTCACAAAGAAACGGGGTTCGGTTAGAACTAGATACAACCGTGGTAGTTTTAATCTCGTGCGTGCCGCGCAGCGGCAATTCCCCGATCGTCTCAACTCGCCTAACCAGAGTTTGGCAAGACAGCAGATATACGTGTATATGCTACGTGAAGCGCAACGTCTTGATTGGACGGTGGCTGCTCAAGTAAACTTACCGGCATTAGCTGCCATTGCCATGCTACCTTGCAAATACGACGTCGAGGCACGACTCATTGCAAGGTCGGAATTGGCACAACGTATGCAGCAGTGTTACACTGAAGCAGACGTCGTTAAACCACCCAGTAGATGGAATGCATTCATCCGATGGGTTTTAACTACATTGCAGTTCCGAGTTTAGGGGCGTCCCGACCTCAATGATGTGCATATATTAGTGTTAGCACATCCCTTTATTTTCGATCGTTGGTCTTATCAGAGCACAGCAGTGCAACAAGCTCGAGACGACGGTTTGAAAATTAAGGTACAGATGAGGTCCGGGATGCCCATTAAAGAGCGGTTTGTAACTGCGCTCTCTAATATCAGTGGCGGCTTAGAGCTTGGGATTTATCGTAATGGTGTGGATGAGGGTTTGGCAGGACTCTTAGAGCGTGTATTTTACGTTAAATCAGTGGCGGGTGGTTGGCAAAGTCCACCTAAGCCAGAAGACGGTTTCTGGGAAGGCACCATGCGCAGAGTGGGCAAGAAGTCTTATGTATATCCGGTTTCTCAGTTAAGTTTTGAGGAGTTTATTGCCCGTTACAAGGGTGGCAAGCTCGCGACTTACCAACAGGGATTGGCTACATATATTACCTACGGCTTGGACATTCGCAAGGATACCTTCGTTGGAGCATTTGTTAAGCAGTCAGAGAGGCAGGCGCG